ACAGGAGAATTAGTAGCTTCTAAAGAGATTCCTAATGCTAGAAACTATGCTGCTGGTGCTCTTAATCTTAAATCTGTAACTGAGTTTTTAGGTAGAAAACTAACCTTTATTGCTTATGGAATGAAAGGACAAGAAAATGAACAGAGTTACAAATCCAATAGTTATAAACAAGATATGGAGTACCTTAGGAAGTTCGGTTTTCGTACTGTCTGCGATTCTGATTGGGATATATTCCCTAATGATGGTCGTGTTTTTAGGATAGATAATAATACTTCTTTTGACTTGCTTGGTTATACTGCTCACCATCCTCGTGGTGCTTATGCCCTTAAAATTAGAGAAAAAGGAATAGAAACTACATTATTAGATGTAATTTGGCAAACGGGTAAAAGCGGAAAAGTTACTCCAGTAGCAATTCTAGAACCTATTGAAATTGAAGGAGCTAAAATATCTAGAGCTACTTTAAATAATATGGCATATATAGAAAGTTTAAATTTAGAAATTGGATGTCAAGTAGAAGTTATTAGAGCAGGTAAAATTATTCCTTGTGTTATTGGTAGAGTTTAATGAACTTATTAATTAATACTTTATGTAATCTGAAATGTAATTATTGTTTTCATGGAAAAGATTATGTAAAAAGAAAAGATATAAAAACAGAAATGTCTTTAAAAGATATTGATAAGATTATTAAGTGGTTTAATATGCCTCAAGAACCTATTAATATTTTAGGGGGAGAACCTACACAACATAGTCAGTTTATTAAAATATTAGATTTATTAGATAATTATAAGTATCAACAAAAGTTTATTATGACTAATGGTATAGTAAATTTTGATCAATTTAAGCGAATGGTAGATTCTAAATTTATATTTTTAATAAATATAACTACGGGTTTAACTACTAAACAAAAAGAAGTATTAGAAAATAATCTTAAATATATACCTTATTATTTCCAAGTATCTATTAATTTACATGAAAATGACCAAAATATAGATTATGAATTATATTTAATCTCTAAATATAATATTCAACAAGTAAATATAAATTTGCCTGCTCCTGGTAGAGCTTTTTCAAATAAATTTAATTTAGATTTTTCATATAACTGGGGAACTTATATGTATGAAGTTATAAAACGAATACATAGTATAAATCCTCAAATTAAATACGGAACAGAATGTTCTATCCCTGGATGTTATTCTAATAAAGAAATTTATGATATATTAGTAAAAAATATTAAAAGATTTAGAACCACAAAATGTACTGGAAATTTTGATATTTATCCAGATTTACATTCTCATTGGTGTCCCGCATTAGAGGATGTAGAAGAATTAAAAATAGATAATATTTTTAAATATAAAGATTTTATGCATCTCCGTGCTGATTTAAATCATAAGTATGCCAAGTATCATAGAAGTCTAGGTGTACAATGTAAAGCTAAGGAAAATGATTGCTATAATATAGAGTGTAACGGACCGTGTGCAGCATATAATTTAGCTTTAAAAAAGCAAAGAGACGGCCAAATATTACCTATGGAAATAATATATAATGAACCTTTAGGTAGAACATCATAAAAAATAAATCTTGACAATTAGCTCAGATTTTAGTATAATATGTTTAGAAATTGAGAAATAGAAGATGAAATTAAAAACAATAGTTATTCCCACCCATTGTCCCAGTTGTGGGTCAAAGTTAGAATTAGTAAAAGATCAATTATTCTGTCGTAACTCTAATTGTGGAGCTACCTCTAGTAAAAAAGTAGAACATTTTGCTAAAACACTAAAAATAAAGGGGTTAGGTCCAAAAACTATTGAAAAACTATCTCTTAATTCAATAAAGGAAATATATAGTATTTCCAAGGAAGAAATCATAAATAGTATTGGCGAAAAGCTAGGAGAAAAGCTCTTTAGTCAGATTGAACAAAGTAAACAGTCCGACTTAATCTTATTGCTCCCTGCCTTTTCAATTCCTCTTATAGGTGCCACGGCTTCTAAAAAGTTAATTACCGTGATATCGGATATACACGATATAACCCCTGAAAATTGTATAGAAGCGGGTTTGGGACCTAAAGCATGTGCTAATCTTAATGATTGGTTGGAAACCGAATTTTATGATAACTTAGAATACCTGCCCTTTAGCTTTAAGGCAGAAAAAACTATAAAAAATATAGATATTGGTAAAACAGTATGTATTACAGGTAAATTAAAAGACTTCAAAAATAGAACCTTAGCGGGTCAATATTTGGAGTCTTTTGGTTTTAAGGTCGCCTCTTCAGTAACTAAAAAAGTGGATTATTTAGTAGATGAAGAAGGTAAACAATCATCAAAACATACCAAAGCTAAAAACTATGGTATTTCAATTGTAACAATTAAAGAACTTTTAATAGAGGAAAATATAAATGGCAAATAATAAGTGGACAGAAGATCGTACAGAAACATTGACTAGCATTGTTGGGGACGCTTCCCCTGTAACTCAGGCTACAGTAGCCGAAGCAGCAACCGAACTGGATGTTAGTACTCGTTCTATTAGCTCCAAGTTGCGTAAGATGGGATATGATGTAGAGCTAGCAGCTACTGCACATAAGAAGGCTTTCAGTGCAGAAGAGGAATCAACTTTAGAGAAGTTCGTGACTTCTAATTCTGGTCAATATACCTATGCTGAAATTTCTGAGGCATTTGCGGATGGTAAGTACACTCCTAAGAGTATTCAGGGTAAGATTCTTTCTATGGAACTAACTGGTCATGTTAAGCCAGCTGAGAAGGTTGAGATTGCTCGTACTTACTCAGAGTCTGAGGAATCTACATTCCTTGATATGGTAACTAACGGATCTTATGTAGAAGATATTGCGGAAGCACTTGGTAAGAGTATTAACTCTGTACGAGGTAAGGCACTTTCATTCTTGCGTAGTGGAGATATTGATTCTATCCCTAAGCAGAAGGAATCTCGTGCTAAGGCTCATGTAGATGCTTTAGAAGCTCTTGGAGATATTTCAGCTATGACAGTTGAGCAAATTGCAGAGTCTATCGATAAGACCGTTCGTGGTGTTAAGACAATGCTTACTCGTCGCGGTTTGACTTGCTCTAACTATGATGGTGCTAAGAGAAAAGAGAAGGCAGCAGCAAAGGCCGCTTAATCTTTTAGTAATTATTAAAAAGGGGCGTGGTTATTTAAGTATAGCCTCGCCCTTTTTTATTATTAATATGGGAAAATTAGATGAAAGTTGTAGTAAAATATCAAGATACAGAAAGTCTTACTATAGAAGAAATAGTAAAAAGAAATAGAGATTTATTTGGAGAAGGTATTGAAGTAAAAGTATATCCACAATCTAATGAACCCGTAGATTTAATTTATTTTGCTATTAGCAATTTAATTACTAATAGGCAACTTGAGTTATTATATGACTGTGGGCCTTTATATACTCAAAAACTAAAAGAATTAAGATTTGAAATTTTAACTCATTTAGAAGAAGAGTTGAATCAGGTAATAATGGACAATGAAACAAAGGTTAGGTAATGGATATTGGGGCAGTTGTTTTACACAAACTAATAGAGGATCAGAGCCTAGAAGCTTGGACTAAGCTTAGAGCTTCCTTTTTTAGCCCCGCCTATAAAAAATTATATGGAACTATTAATAGGTATTATACAAAACATAATTCTATTCCTAGTTTTGAAGATTTAGAAGCCAGTACACGAAGTAATCTAGATTTAAAAGATGTAACTTCCTTAAAATTATTAGAAACTCCCGAAATCGAACTAGACCTAGCCTTAGATATTTTATTAGATCAATATACTCAAAATGAAGCATTACTTCTATTAGATAGATATATTGATCAAATTACTATAAAAGACTCTGAAGAGATTAAAACAGGTATAGCTGAAATAGCCTTAAAGTTAGATGAAAAAACTCATACTGATGAAACAGTAGCAACTATGAATAGTATTACACTATTTAAGGCTGAAGAAGATACTGAGGGAGATAAATTTCCTACTGGTATTAATAATACATATGATAATAATAGTGGCGGAGCATATAGACAAGAATTAATTATGATTGGTGGTAAAAGAGGCGCTGGCAAATCTATTGTTAGTGCTAATCTAGTTGCTAACCAATATGAGATGGGAAATACTTCACTATATTTCACCATTGAAATGACAGCACAAGAAACTTTTGAAAGAATTAGTAGTATTATATCAGGAGTACCTTATGCTAGTATTAGACAAAATGATTTAAGTAGTTCTAATATAATAGAACTAGTACGAATGAGATCAAATATGTTTATTGATGGAGAAGAATATTTTGATCAATTTTTAGAACATAATGATCCTATAAAATTTGAGAAAACTTTAGTAGCAGAGGGTCAGTTAAAAGAAGATAATCAAATTATTATTATTGATGATAGAGAATTATCTTTATCTACTATTGACCTTCATCTACAGAAAGCTAAAGCTCAGTTTGGAGATAAACTAACTTTAGTTGTTGTTGACTATGTAAACCAAGTACAAACTGGTATGGGTGATAGTATGTATGATTGGCAGCCTCAAATATATGCAGCCAAGAAATTAAAAGAGTTTGCTAGAAAATATGATATAGCTTTAGTAAGTCCTTATCAAATAAGTGATGATGGTAAGACTAGATTTGCTAAAGGTTTGCTGGATTCTCCTGATCAAGCATTTTTATTAGAAGCTCATAATAAAGAAGATGGTTGTGTAACTTTTACATCTACTAAAAGTAGAAGTGGGCCTGAATTTGAATTTACTAGTGCTATGAATTGGGAAACTTTAAAAATAGGTCCACAAGATAAACCTAAACCAGAAAACCAAAAAGAAGTTAAAGAAGATATTAAAACAAGTTTTAAAAAGCAATCAGATGACTTAGAGTATTAACATGAATGTAGAAGAAATACTAAATAGTAGAGAAATACCTTTTACTCCTAAAGGTCAGGATTTTGTTATTAGTTGTTTAAATCCAGAGCATGAGGATAATAATCCTTCTATGCATATAGATAAACTTAGTGGTACTTTTAACTGTTTTAGTTGTGGTTATAAGGGTAATATATTTAAACTATATAATATACATAGAAATTGGCAAGATATAAGAGTAAAACAATTAAGAAATAAAATTTCTAAAATTCAGAGAGATGCCCACGGATTAAATATGCCAGAAGGTATTATACCCTATACTAGAACTTTCAGAGATATTAGTCCTGAAACTCTTCATAAATATGAAGCTTTTACACATAAAGATTATGAAGGTAGAATAGTATTTCCTTTAAGAGATATTACTGGAAAAATAAGAGCTTTTATTGGTAGATATATTGATAGTAATGCTCATCCTAAATACTTAATATCACCTAAAGGTGCAGAACTTCCTCTTTTTCCTCCTTTTGTAAAGCCTATACATAGTAGTATAGTATTAGTTGAAGGTAGTTTAGATGCTCTAAATCTAATCGATAAAGGTTTAACTAATGTAGTAGCTATACTAGGTGCTAATAATATTAAAGAAGATAAAATATTACCTTTAAAACTGCAAGGAGTAACTAAATTATATACTTTATTTGATGCTGATAAAGCGGGAAGAGAAGCTAGTAAACAATTGAAAAAAGCTTTTATAGATCATTTTATTATAGAAGAATTAGAACTACCCGAAGGTTTAGATCCAGGAGATCTATCTAAAGAAGATGTTAATTACATTAAGGAGAAATTATATGAAAGTAAATAAAATAGCAATTTTAGGAGGTGGTAGTGCTGGATGGATGATGGCTACTGCATTAGTCAAACACTGTCCTGATATTAAAGTAGATATAATTGCTTCAGAAGAATTGAAACCTATAGGTGTGGGTGAGGCTACTACTCCGCCAGTGACTAAATTTATTAATGAATACCTTGGTTTTGATGAAAAGGATTGGATGCCTGAATGTGACGCTACATATAAATCAACCATTAGATTTAATAACTTTTCTGGAGAGAATGAGACTGTATATCATGCTTTTAGTTCAGATATAATACATAATGAAAAGGATGCATCTCCTTGGTTAATAAAAAAATCTATAAAACCGGAAACTCCTATATCAGATTATTATGCAACATATTATAAAGCATATCATTATAGTGAACAAAATAAATTTGGAAAAATAACAGGAAGTTATGCACATCATTTAGATGCAATAAAGTTTGGACAATATTGTAAAAAGTATTGTTTAGATTATAAAAATCTTAATTATATAAATGCAATAGTTGAACAGATAACTAAAACAAATGATGGAGATATTAAGAGTTTAATATTAGATAATGGTGATATTATAAAAGCTGATATTTTTGTAGACTGTTCAGGGTTTTCTTCTATGTTAATAGATAAAACTTTAAATACACCTTATATATCTTTTTCAGATTACTTAATTAACGACAAAGCAATCGTAGCTAAAATTCCTCACAATAATCCGGAAATAGACATTAATCCTTATACAGATTGTACGGCTTTATCTTCTGGATGGGTTTGGAATATCCCTTTATGGGAAAGAACAGGCGTAGGTTACGTATATAGTAGTAAGTTTCTATCTGAAAAAGAAGCTACCGAGGAATTTAAAGAATATTTAAAAGATAGATTTGAAGAAGTAACTTTAGAAGATATAGAATTTGAAACTATTAACTTTAAAACAGGAGTATATGAGAGTCCTTGGAATAATAACTGTTTAGCTCTTATTCTAGCTGCCGGTTTTATAGAACCCTTAGAGTCTTCTGGGCTGGCTATTATGGTAATTCAAATTAAAAAGTTTATTAAAGCTCTGAAAGAACATAATTATAATTATACTTTATTAACTAAAAATGCTTATAATGAGTTTATATTTGAAATTATTGAAGAAATTATGCATTTTGTTTCCTTACATTATGTTAATAGTTATAGAACAGATTCCCCTTATTGGAATTATATTCATAAATTAAAAATTCCTAAAAAAGTTATAAAAACCTTAGATGATCTTAAAACTAATAGACGAAATATATCTCATATAATGAGAGAGTATAATGTATATACTTATAAGTCTTGGGAAAGTATTATTGTTGGTTTTAATCTTGTACCTTCTTTATATAATATAAGAAATTATAATATTACTAAAGAAGACTTCAATATAATGAATATAGATAAAGTATTAAATGAACACAAAGAATATTTAAGGAACGAAGTATCAAACGAGCCTAGTGCTTATCAATATTTAAAAGAGAACATATATGAAAGTAGCAGTAATTGATAAACAACCAAATAATACAAAGTATGATAAGTACTTTTCTTTTGAATTTGATAATTTTCATTTATCATCTAAAAAAGTGAAGAAACTATTAAAAAAGGATGTAGATTTAGATTTTGACTCGAGCTTATATGATATTGTAGTACTTATAGGATCTGAAGCTACTAAATTTATAGCAGGTATTGGATCAGTCACAGAATATGCAGGACATTTAGTAGAAGATAAATTTGTCCCTATGATTAATCCTGCTATGTTGACTTTTAAACCTGACGCTAAACCGTCCTTTCAGCAAGCTGTAGATAAATTACATAACTATATAGAAGGAGTAAAACCTCCTACAGTTACAGGAAACTTCGAAGGAATTGAGGAAGAGGAACGAGCTATTGAGTATCTAGAAGGTATTTTAGCAGATACTTCAATTAAATTTGTAGCTTGTGATACTGAAACAACAGCTCTATACCCAAGAGATGGGTATGTATTAGGTATTAGTCTTACACATGAAGATAAGCAAGGAGTTTATATATCTACAGAATGTATTGGAGAGTATACAGAAAAGCTTCTACAAGATTTATTTTCTTCTAGGCTAATAGTATTTCATAATGCTAAATTCGATTTAAAAATGCTCGAATATCATTTTGGTTTTAAATTTCCTAGAGTTTCTGATACTATGTTAATGCATTATGTATTAGATGAAACACAAGGTTCTCACGGTCTAAAGTCTTTGGCTATGAAATATACTGATTATGGGGATTATGATAAGGAATTAGATGATTTTAAAACTAGTTATTGTAAGCAACACGGTATACTAAAAGGTGATTTTACTTATGATCTTATTCCTTTTGATATTATTGCTACATATGCTGCTATTGATACAGCAGTAACTTTTGAACTATATAATAAGTTTAGTAAAGTTATACTAAATAGTCAAAATCTTACTAAAGTATATAGAGAACTTATGGTTCCTGGTATGCTTTTCTTAAAGGATGTAGAAGAGAGTGGAGTTCCATTTGATAAAGATAGACTTATTAAAGTTCAAGCTCTTATGGAAGAGGAAGTTATTTCAGCAAAAGAAACTTTATATAAGTATAAAGAAGTACATAAGTTTGAAGAAGATCAAGGAAAGATTTTTAACCCAAATAGTACTCAGCAACTTAGAGTTTTACTTTTTGACTATTTAGGCCTTACTCCTACTGGTAAACTTACTGGTACAGGGGCTGCTTCTACTGATGCTGAAGTACTAAAACAATTAGCGGAAGAACACCCTATACCGGGTATTATTCTTGATATTAGACAGAAATCCAAGATAAAGAATACTTACTTGGATAAAATTATCCCGGAGATAGATAAAGATGGGCGTCTTAGAACATATTTTAATCTCACTTCCACTACTTCTGGTCGTCTTTCTAGTAGTGGGAAGATTAATATGCAGCAATTGCCGAGAGACAATGCGGCAGTAAAAGGTTGTATTAAAGCAAGACCAGGCTATAAAATTCTTCAACAAGATTTAGCTACGGCGGAAGTATATGTAGCTGCTATTCTTAGTGGGGATAAAAATCTTCAAAATGTATTTAAGAGTGGTGGTGACCTACACTCTACGATTGCTAAAATGGTGTTCCAATTACCTTATGAAGTATCAGAAATCAAAGAAAAAGCAGCTACATCTAGACAAGCAGCTAAAGCAATTACTTTTGGAATCATGTATGGTTCCGGTCCGGCTAAAGTCTCGGAAACGGTTAGTAAAGATAGTGGAGAACCTTTTACTATTCAACAAGCTAAAGATACAATTAAGAAGTATTTTGAAACATTTTCTAAACTAAAAACTTGGTTAGATAAATCTAAGGAGGATATTGAAGGGTATGGATATACATATAGTATCTTTGGGCGTAAGCGTCGCCTTCCTAATGTTTTTAGTAGTGATAAAGGTGTGGCTTCACACGAAGTACGAAGTGGTATTAATTTTCTTATTCAGTCTGTGGCTTCTGATATTAACTTACTTGCAGGAATTGAACTTAATGATTGGATTAAGCAGAGTTCTATAGATGCTAAAATTATTGCACTTGTGCATGATTCTTTAGTTCTTGAAGTTGAAGATAGTGTAGTAGATATTGTTGCGGAACATATGGCATTATTTACTCAAAAGGATAGAGGATGCTCTATTCCAGGGCAACCAATAGGTGTTGATTTAGATATTGGTGAGGATTATAGTTTTGGAAAGTTTGAAAAACAATACTCAGAATTTATCTAATATAAGTTTTCCTGTATTTATTATAAGGGAACATAATAATATTGTTAATGAAAAAGGACGTATTATAGTTCATACAAATCATGGTGAGTATATTATTGATAATAGAAATTTAACTGGAAGTAGTTTAGGGCAACGAAGATTAAGAATTAATGAGAAACCTAAATATATTTTAAAAAAAGCAATATATACTTGTAAAGATTTAATTAAGTGCTATAATAAAACTTTTATAGATTCTAAAGGTAAAATCTTTAATTATATAAAGATGAAAACTGTACCTTTAATATATAAAAGAATAGTTAAAAGAGTAGGTACTATAATATACTTAAAAGATATTAACTGCCCTTTTAGTATACCTAAAGATTTGGATCCTGATATTAAATATGCAGGAGTTTTAAAAATAGACCAAGGTTACTTATTATATGATCTATCTTATACTTTTAAAAAGAGAACTTGGAGAAAAATTTGAGTTTAGATAATTTTATACATGGTACACATAGTTGTACAGATAAAGAAAGAAAAGATTGGAGAATATTTAAAAACACCAACAGTATTATTAAATTAATAGATTTAATACCTATAATTGCTGGTAGAGAAGCTATTCTAGTAAAGCATACTGATATTGCTTGGAAAGCAGAAGGATTAACTAGAGTAATAAATAGAGAACGCTATGATTCGTGTAATATAAATTTTCCAGGTATATTAGCAGAAAATACTCTAAATCCTGATAATAGAAGATATAGAATGGTGGATGGATCCCATAGATTAAATAAAAAAATACTAGAATACGATATGACTGAATCTTTATTTTATATAATTACTAAAGAGGAATTTTATAGTGTTTTGAGAGATTATAAAACAGGAAAAAAATATGAAAGCGATTTTATCAAACAGAATTTATATGCCAGCTGACGCTAAACTACAAAATATTTTAGATAAAGAATTAACTTATAAAATTCCTGGATATGATCCTACTAAACCTCCTCATATTATAAAAAATATGGCTAGAATTAACGGTAAGTTTATTAGTATACCTATTGGTAGATTAGATTTAATTCCGGAAGAGTATGAAATTGTAGACAAGCGTATTGAAGTTTCAGAAAATTTTCCAGATTTTAAATTTGACTTGAGGGATAGTCAAGCCCAAGTTTATAATTCTGTTGAAGATAATGCAATTATTAATGCATTTGTAAGTTGGGGTAAGACTTTTACCGCAATAGCTATTGCGACTAAATTAGCACAGAAAACTTTAGTTGTAGTTCATACGGTTGCATTAAGAAACCAATGGGTAGAGGAAATCGAAAAATGCCTAGGCTTCAAGCCTGGAATCATTGGAAGTGGAAAGTTTGAAATTGACTCTCCTATTATAGTATCTAATGTTCAAACCTTATCAAAAAGAATACATGAATTAACAGAAACTTTTGGAACTCTTATATTGGATGAGATGCATCATGTGAGTGCTCCAACATTTGCTAATATAGTTGATAAATCCAAAGCGAAGTATAAAATAGGACTGAGTGGTACTATTCATAGAAAAGATGGAAAACATGTAATTTTTAAGGATTACTTTGGACATGATGTTAAACAACCTCCCAAAGAAAACTATATGACTCCTGAGATAGTTAGAATACCTACTGAGATTAGATTCCCAGATGGAGCTAGAATACCCTGGGCTAAAAGAATAAATCAATTGGCTTATAATGAAGATTATCAACATCTAGTTGCTCAACTAGCTTCTGTTTATGCAGCTAAAGGGCATAAAGTATTAGTTGTAAGTGATAGGGTTGATTTTCTTAAAAAGTGTCATCAACTTACAGGAGACAATTCAGTTTGCATTATTGGGGAGTTAAATCATGACGAACGAGAAGATAAGATGAACGAAATTAAAGAAGGAGTATCAGATATATTATACGGTACTCAATCTATATTTTCAGAAGGTATTAGTCTTAATGAATTATCTTGTCTAATATTAGGCACACCTATTAATAATGAGCCTTTATTAGTTCAATTAATAGGTCGAGTTATACGAAAAAAAGAAGGAAAAAATACTCCTTTGATTGTAGATATACAATTAAAAGGTAAAACTGCTGCTAATCAAGCAAAGGCAAGATTAGGCGTTTATATAAAAAGCGGATATCATGTGAAAAATATTACTTGACATCTCTGCTTATTTTTGATATAATAACTAAGTTAAATCGAGGAAATAAATGATATTTTTTGATTGGAACAAAATATTAAAACTTAGCAAAAGCAATATAGAAGATATAGTAGTTCTAATTTATATATTAACTTATAATCTAAAATACCCTAGTGGGATTAATCCTAAAAGAAAACATCTATATGGACACGATTTAAAAGGTGATAGTTTTTTACTTAACCCTGAATCATTACTAAAAAATGAATTAGGAGCTAATATTAAACAAATAGCTGATTATATTGGTTTAGCTAGTTTTAGAAGTTATTTAGATTATGAATTATTTAATAAAAAATCATTAAATCTTAAACACACAACAATTGATCTTAATGTGATCAAGAAAAATCCATTACTAAATATAGTAAACAATGAGATACACTTTAAATACGAGGAATAAATAAAATGGCAATTAAATTTACAAAAGTTACAGGCAAGGCAAAGAAGAGCTCTTTTGATACATACACTTATAACGAAGGCGATAATGTTGTTCGCATGGTAGGAGAGGTTCTTCCTAGGTATGTTTATTGGCTCACTAGTAAAGATGGGAAGCGTATTCCTATGGAGTGTCTGTCTTTTGATCGAGATAAGGAAGCTTTTACTAATATCGAAAAAGATTGGGTACGTCACTATAATCCTGATATGAACTGTTCTTGGGCTTATGCAATTCAAGTGGTTGATGATGGTAAACTAAAGGTTATGAATTTGAAGAAGAAACTCTTTGAGTCTATTCTTGTAGCAGCGGAAGATCTTGGAGATCCTACAGATCCTGATACTGGCTGGGATGTACACTTTAAGAAAGTAAAGACTGGACCTTTACCTTTTAATGTAGAGTATCAATTGCAAGTTTTACGTTGTAAAGAACGTGCTCTTACAGATGAGGAACGTGCAATAGTAAAAGAGATGAAACCTATTGATTCAATTATTAATCGCCCTAATGCAGATCAGCAAAAGGAATTTATTGAGCAGAATATCCTAGAAGGTTCTAGTGATGACGTGCCAAATGAGGTAGCTGAAGAAGTGAAGGATTTACTTTAATTAGTATTTAAAATATTATATAGCCCTATAGGTGAATACCACTTATAGGGCTATTTTTACTGGAGATAATATGAAAGTATTATTTAGTGCAGATTGGCATATTAAATTAGGTCAGAAAAATGTACCTAAAGATTGGGCTATTAATAGGTATCGGCTATTATTTGAAGAACTTCATAAATTAGAATCTCAGGTAGATATTCATATTATTGGAGGTGATTTATTTGATAGATTACCTACATTAGATGAATTAAAATTATATTTTGAATTTATAAAAAATGTTAATATAAAAACTATTATATATCCTGGTAATCATGAAGCTATAAAAAAGAATACTACTTTTTTAAGTAGTTTAAAGGAGGTAACAGAAGCTGTTAATCCTCTAATAAAAATTATAGATAATTATTATAAGTTAGAAGATATGGACTTTATACCTTATAATAAATTAAAGGAATTTAAACCTGAGGATTTTGATGGAAGAATTTTATTTACCCATGTTAGAGGGGAAATTCCTCCTCATGTTAGTCCAGAAATTGATCTAAAGAAGTTAAAAAGATGGGAACTTGTTATAGCAGGAGATTTACATTCACATGAAAATTCACAAGAAAATATCGTATATCCTGGAAGTCCAATTACTACCTCTTTTCATCGTAATCCTGTCGATACTGGCGTCCTGTTATTCGATAGTAATACTATTCACTACTCTTGGTTAAAGTTAAAACTTCCTCAACTAATTAGAAGGACTGTTAATCATCCTGATCAAATGGTCGAAACTAATTATCATCATACTATATATGAGCTAGAAGGTGACTTATCTGAGTTAGTTAAAGTAGATAAAGATAATAAATTATTAGATAAAAAACTAATAAAACGATATAATGATTCAGCTTTAATTCTATCTCCTGATATGACTTTAGAAGAGGAACTAGCAGAATATTTACAATATATTTTAGGTTTAAACGATAAAAAAGTTAAAGAAGTTTTAGGAGTGTTTCATGATTACACTTAAACAATTAACTTGGAGTAACTGTTTTAGTTATGGAGATAATAATACAGTTAATTTAGAAAAAGATATTTTAGTACAATTAATTGGAGAGAATGGTGCAGGTAAAAGTTCTATTCCTATTATATTAGAAGAAGTATTATACAATAAAAACTCCAAAGGTATTAAAAAAGCTGATATAGTTAATAGAAATAGATCAGATAAAGGATATGAGTTAGGAATAACTTTTTCAGTTGATAATAAAAGTTATTCTATAGAAGTAGCTAGAAAATCAAGTTTAAAAGTTATACTAAAATGTGAAGAAGAGGATATTTCTTCACATACGGCTACTAATACTTTTAAAACTATAGAATCTATATTAGGTGTAGATTTTAAAACATTTAGTCAATTAGTATATCAAAGTACTACAAGTTCTTTACAGTTTTTAACCGCTACAGATACTAATAGAAAGAAATTTCTTATTGAATTATTAAATTTAGATAAATATTTACAACTATTTGATAACTTTAAGAAAGCCCATAAAGAATCTTCAGAAAATGTTTCCGCTATAAAAGGAAGTATTAATACTATAACAAGTTGGATAGAATCTAATACTCCTACTAATACTACTAAAATGATAGAAACAGATATTCCGGAAGTAGATGAAAGTATTATCGAAGAACAAGGTTTAATAAAGTCTAAATTAGCTAATATAAATACTATTAATTCGAACATTAATGCTAATAATCAATATAGAGAGCTATTGGCCGAAATTGATATGCAAGATATACTAAATCCTGTAGAAAAGCCGGAAGAAACTAATTATTTATATGAAGATATTGGAAAGTTCCAAGGTATTGTAACAGCAGCTACTACTACTATAGAGAAGTTAAATGGATTAGAACTAGAATGTCCTACCTGTTTACAGTCAATAGATTCAAAATTTAAAAAAGATTTATTAGAAAAAACTAGAAAAGAATTACTAGAAGCTGAAAGTGAATTATCTATTATACAAGCTGAAATTACTCGACTTAAAAAAGCTAAGAAAAGATGGATGGAGTATAATAAATTAGTAACAGAATTTGAGAGATTAAATTCATTAATAGATAAAAGTTTACCTACAGAAACAGAAGATCAATCAGAACTTAAAAGGCGACAACAAGAAATAGTAAATATTTTAAAAGAACAAAATGACGCTAGAGCAAGAGCAATTGCTTATAATGCTAAAGTTGTTAAATTTAATACGGAATTAGATTATTTACTTCAACAAGTTCAAGAATTTAAAACTAGTTTAAGTAATAAAAGAAAGGACTTAAAGAAAGCACAAGATATTTTTGCTAATTTAGAAGTATTAAAAAAGGCATTTAGTACTAATGGACTTATTGCTTATAAGATTGAAAATTTAGTAAAAGATTTGGAAGATTTAGTTAATGAATATTTGGCCGAGTTGTCCGATGGACGCTTTGGTCTCGCTTTTGAGGTTACTAATGATAAACTAAATGTAATTATTTCTGATAATGGGTTAGATATAGATATCTTGGCTTTAAGTTCCGGAGAATTGGCAAGGGTTAATACAGCCACTTTATTAGCTATTAGAAAGCTGATGAGTACATTATCTAAGTCTAAAATTAATATTCTATTTTTAGATGAAGTTATTAATGTATTGGATAATGATGGAAGGGAAAGACTTATTGAAGTTCTGTTAAAAGAGAATGAATTAAATACTTTCCTTGTTAGTCATGGCTGGACTCACCCTTTATTAGCTAAAATTAATGTGATTAAACAACTAGAAATATCGAGGTTAGAATAATGGGAGTAGCTAATAAAAGTAAAGCAAAAGGTACTCGTGCAGAGGCGGCAGCATGTATTTATAAAATAACAAATAATATAACTAAGAACTGCTATATAGGAGTTACTACGAATTTTGAAAGAAGAATGAGAGAACATACATATAAAACCAATAAACTTCTATCTGAGGATATAGACAAATATACTTGGGATAAATTTTCGAAAGAGATTTTAATTTATGGAAACGAAAGTTATTGTTATAGTTTAGAGGATACTTTTATAAAACAATATAATGCTAAATATAATATAGCTAGAGGAGGTTGGCATTCTGGTGCTCAAATAGGGGAAGAACATCCTTTTGCTATATTTTCCGAAGAAGATATTTATAATATTAGATATAAATATAATCAAGGAGGAATAACTCAAGAACAACTAGCCAAACATTATAATACTACTAATAAGTATATTTCTAGTATAATAAGAGGAAAAAGATGGAAACATATACATACAGAATTAATATCTTTAGAAAATAACACAAATAAAAAAGCTAATAGAAGTAAGTTATCTGAAAAAGATGTTATAGATATAAGAACCGAATATTCTTTAGGAGGTATAACTATTGCGGAAATTTCAGAAATTTATAATGTAGCAAGGCAAAATATTTCTAAAATATTAGATGGTGATTCTTGGAATCAGTACCCCGGACCTATTAGAGGGGTAGATTATCCTGCTAGGAGAAATTCAGGTGGTAGATAGTAGAGCAAAAGGAAGAACCGCAGAATATAAAGTAAGAGATATTTTAAGAAAGTATACTGAATTGGACAACTGGGAACGAGTACCTTTATCTGGAGCAGGACATATTAAAGGGGATATATATTTATCCAATTCTTTTAACTATTATTGTATTGAAGTTAAATCCTATAAAGAAGACCAAATTCATTCTAATTTATTAAATAATTCTGTATCCCAATTAGAAAAATTCTGGAAGCAAACAAAAAGAGAAGCTAAAGAAATGAGAGCAGTACCTTTATTAGTTTTTAAAAAAGATAGAGGTAAATGGTTAGTAGCAGTTGAAAAAGGAGAATTAATAATTCCTGAATTAACTTTTACT